TTCCCACTGTTCCCGCCCCGGAAACAGGGAACGGAACAAGCCGTGAAAACTCCGCAGGAAAGCGAAAATACCGCCGTGAATTTCGGGTATTTTTTGAGATTTTCCGATGATTGGTTTTTCGATTCGACGCAATATGAACGTGAAGGGAGGGCAGATTCCGTGCGCGACGATGTGATTCGTGAAGATGAGTATGTGGACATCTGCCCAAACTGTGGCGGCCTGTTTTCGCAGAATGCGAGGGGTCGCAGGAAGAAGTTCTGCTCGGAAAAATGCCGGACGGCATGGAACCACCGTCACCCAAATCCAACCTGCTGGAAGAACACGGCGAGGGTGGCTGTCTGCCCACAGTGCGGGAAAGAGTTCACAGCCACCAGGGAGTACGGGCACCTGAGAAAGTATTGCAGCCGCGCCTGCGCAAACAAAGGCCGCGCTGCGGAGAGGAGACTGGAACATGGAAAGCAACCAGAGAATGGATGACCCGGTCAACCATCCGAGCCACTATACCTCCGGCTCCATTGAGGTCATCGACTTCATCGAGGATCAGAAACTGCCCTATCACCTCGGCTCGGCCATGAAATACATCTGCCGCGCCGGGAAGAAGGACCCGGCGAAGACCGTAGAGGATTTGCAGAAGGCGGTCTGGTACATCAACCGCTACATCGACCTGCTGGGAAGGGAGGTTTCAAGATGACGTTGACAGAGGGCTTTGCCAAAGACCAGGTGTTTATCGACTTCGACGCCGAGGTCATGTATGGGGACGACCAGTGCTACATCGACTACCCCTGCCGATTCCCGACTGTGGGCTTCCAGCTCATGGCGACCAATGGCCTGACCGGGATCGCGGACCGCATCCGCAAGGATCAGGGCTTTCGCCCGATGCACCCGCTGGACGAGTACACGGATGACACCTGTGATAGCGATGGCTGGTATGACTTTTATGTCGGCCTGAACGGGTTCACGGATAACCACATGGACACCTGTATCGAATTCGTGGTCGTGAATTCCGACAGCGAGGACAACGAGGAACTGTACACCATCGACCTGACGAAGGATGAACAGGCCGCAATCTACAGCCGCCTGGACGAGCAGTGCCGGAAGTACCTGGACAAGGGCTGCGAGGAACTGCTTGCCGAGGCGCGGAAACGGATGGAGGAGGATGAAAGTTGAAGATCATCAAAAGGGACGGGCGCGAGGTCCCGTTCGACTACAGGATAATCAAGTCTGCCATTGAAGCCGCCAACGCTGACGTGGCAGAGGCAGACCGGCTTTCGGATACGGAGGTCGGTTTCATTGTCGGCAGAATTGAGAAGCGGTGTGACGCGCTGAACCGCTCTGTCCATGTGGAGGAAATCCAGGACATGGTTATCGAGGAACTGGAGGCGTCTGAGCATTACCGGCTTGCGCTCCATTACAGCGAGTACCGGCTGCGCCATGAGCTGCTGCGCAGGCAGAACAGCACGGACGCGAAGATTCTCTCCCTGCTCCGGCACGATAATGAACTGGCAAAGCAGGAGAACGCGAATAAGGACCCCATCATCAACAGCACAATGCGGGATTACCTGGCAAGCGAGGTCAGCGAGGATATCTGCCGGAGATACATCTTCCCAGAGGACGTGATGAACGCCCACGACGAAGGCATCATCCACGTCCACGACATGGGCTATGTGTCCGGGCCGATCTCCAACTGCGAGCTGGTCAATCTGGAGGATATGCTCCAGAACGGTACGGTCATCACCGACACGCTTATCGAAAAGCCCCACAGCTTTTCGACCGCCTGCAACATTGCCACCCAGATCATCGCGCAGGTCGCCTCCAACACCTATGGCGGGCAGACCATCTCCCTGGCGCACCTCGCGCCATTCGTGGATGTGTCCCGGCAGAAGTATAAGCGTGAGATCGAGGACGAGTTCCTTGCCATCGGCAGGGACTACACTGCGGATGAAATCAACCGCATGGCGGAGATGCGGGTGCGTAAGGAAGTCCAGCGTGGCATCCAGACCATCCAGTACCAGATTCAGACGCTTCTGACCACCAACGGGCAAACGCCCTTTGTCTCGGTTTTCATGTATCTCGACGAGGTGGAGCCCGGACAGACGCGGGATGACCTTGCGCTGATCATCGCGGAAACGCTGAAGCAGCGGTACGAGGGTATCAAGAATGAGGTCGGTGTGTGGGTCAGCCCGGCATTCCCCAAGCTCATCTACGTTTTGGATGAGGACAACATCACCGAGGACGCTCCGTACTGGTATCTCACGGAACTGGCCGCCAGGTGTACGGCAAAGCGGATGGTGCCGGACTATATCAGCGCCAAGGTCATGAAGCAGCTCAAGGGTGACGTGTACACCTGCATGGGCTGCCGCGCTTTCCTTACCCCGGACACGGTCGGCATGAACCCGGACGGCAGCCACAAATACTACGGCCGCTTCAACCAGGGAGCCGTGACCATCAACCTTGTGGATGTAGCATGCAGCGCGGAGGGCGACGAGACGAAGTTCTGGCATCTACTGAACGTGCGGTGCGAGCTTTGCTTCAAGGCGCTCATGATCCGTCATAACACGCTGAAGGGCACGCCCTCCGATGTGGCTCCGATCCTCTGGCAGTACGGTGCGATCAGCCGTCTTGCCAAGGGAGAGATCATCGACCATCTGCTGTATGACAACTACTCCACGATCAGCCTCGGCTACGCCGGACTGTGCGAGTGCGTCTGGCGCATGAAGGGATGTTCTCATACCGATCCGAAAGGGCACGACTTCGGCATTGCGGTGATGCAGTTTCTCAATGACAAGTGCCTGACCTGGCGGGGGCTGACGAACATCAGCTTCTCCCTCTACGGCACGCCCATGGAGAGCAGCACCTACAAGTTCGCCAAGTGCCTCCAGCGCCGATTTGGAAAGATCCCACATGTGACGGACAAGAACTACATCACGAATTCCTATCACGTCCATGTGACCGAGCCGATTGACGCCTTCAGCAAGCTCGGCTTCGAGGCGGAGTTCCAGGCGCTTTCCCCCGGCGGTGCGATCTCCTATGTGGAGGTTCCCAATATGCAGAACAACATTCCAGCGGTGCTGGCGGTAATGCGCTTCATCTACGACAACATCATGTATGCCGAACTGAACACAAAGAGCGACTACTGCCAGGTCTGCGGGTACGACGGGGAGATCAGGATCGTGGAGGAGGACGGGAAGCTCCTCTGGGAGTGCCCGCAGTGCGGCAACCGGGACGAGCGCGCCATGAACGTCTGCCGGCGTGTCTGCGGTTACCTTGGCACAAACTTCTTCAACCAGGGCAGGACGCAGGAGATCGCTGAAAGGGTGCTGCACCTGTGAACTACTGCGGGATCAAGAAGGTGGATATCGCCAATGGATCAGGTGTCCGCGTTTCCCTATTCGTCTCCGGCTGCCGGAACCACTGCCCTGGGTGCTTTCAGCCGGAGACATGGGATTTCAATTACGGCGATCCGTTCACCCGTACAACTGAAGAAGAGATCATGGAAGCCCTGCGTCCTTCGTGGATACAGGGCCTTTCCATACTCGGCGGCGATCCGATGGAGCCGGAAAACCAGGAGGCGCTGCTTCCGTTCCTCCGCAGGGTACGGGCGGAACTGCCGGAGAAAGACGTCTGGCTCTACACAGGATACCGTCTGGAAAGTGTATCCAGCTCGCCGCTGTTAGCCCTGGCAGACGTAGTGGTAGACGGTCCCTTTGTTGAGACGGAGAAGGACATCTCGCTGGCTTTTCGAGGTTCCAGAAACCAGAGAATCATCAATGTGCCCGCTTCGCTGGAGGCGGGTGTTTGCGTTCTCTGGAAACAGACTGACGCTGCAAAGCAGCAGGAGGAATGATTATGGCAAAGAGAATGCCGACGAAGGAGTTCGTCAATGAATTGGCTGCCGCGCTGAACCGCGGCGATGGTTATATCATGGGCAGCTATGGCCAGAATCCCAGGACGGGATATTTGGACCTGAGCAAGACCGATGTGAAAAGCTCCTGGAAGGAGACGGGCTGGTACTTCACCCAGTATTCCGGCGCGCAGCGCACGCAGGCACTCAAGTGGCGGAAGAAGTGCACCCGCGTGTGGGACTGTGCGGGCATGGCGGAGGGCATCTATGAGATCTTCTCCGGCACCTGCGTCAATACCAAGGCACGGCACATTTACGCCAACTGGTGCTCTTTAAAGGGCAAGGGCATTATCCCCGCCGACAGGCGCGTTCCCGGTGCAGCGGTTTTCTGGTCGAACAGTGGCGCCAGCTCCATCCATCATGTCGGCTACCTGTGGAAACCGGTCAAGGAAGGACATCCCGAGGGCGACTGGTATATCATCGAAGCCCGCGGCGTCATGTATGGTGTCGTGAAGGCCAAGCTGCTGTCCCGCAAGCCCAACTTCTGGGGCTATATGGACAAGTACTATGACTATTCGGACAGTGTTTCTTCCGGGGACATCGCTGAGGTCGTTGAAACCCAGACCCTGGGCGACCGTGTACTGAAGAACGGCTGCGAGGGCGACGATGTGAAGCAGATGCAGGCCGGGCTGATCCGCCTGGGCTACGACCTGGGCCGCTGGGGAGCGGATGGCGATTTCGGCGATCAGACCGAGATGGCGGTGATGCAGTTCCAGAAGGACCACGGACTGGATGCCAGCGGCAGGTTCGACGCGGCGGCACTGGCGGCCTATGAAGTCGCGCTGGTTGCGCTGGACTCCCCGGTGGAGAACCCCGACGCTGTAAAGATCGAGGGTGGCAACTGCTATGTCCGTGCGGACAGCAATACCAGCGGAAAGATTCTCGGCGTCGCGCACAAGGGCGATTCCTATACCTATGCCGGGGAGACCTCCGAGCACGGATGGCTGAAAATCGTCTACAAGGGCGGCGCCGCCTGGGTTTCCGGCAAGTACGGTCGGCTGGTCAGGTGATCAGCCCATGGAGGGCATATGAGCGTAGAGCAAAGAATCATGGTTACTGTGACTCGTGCAGACATGTTTTTGACCTCGCATTGGCCACTGCTGCTGGTTGCGGTAATCCTGCTTATTTGCGGGATTGCCGCCGCAGCGCTGCTGCGGGATGAGTGATTTCTTCAAGCTGGAGGACATATGGAAAACGCAATAATCGATCTCTCTGCGGTGATCGGCGTATATCCGATCTGCAATACAGGTGCGGTACTCGTACACGCCATTGACTACGGCGAGGGCCGGGTGCTGGCAAGCGTCAACGGCGCTGACCCGGAGTGGTGCGGGCTGACAGAAGAATACATGGAAACGACAGAAGAGCTTGAACTGGGATTCCGCCTGGGCGAGCTCTTCATTCCTTTCTGCGAAGTAATGAGATTTACAGGAGGCGCGATATGAAAAAGACTGCTGAACTGAAGGTACTGCCGATCTCCGTGCTGAAGCCTGCGGAATACAATCCCCGCAAAAAGCTGAAGCCCGGAGACAGGGAATACAAAAAGATCAAGGACTCTATCGAGGAATTTGGCTTTGCCGACCCGCTCGTGGTGAATGCCGACATGACGATCATCGGCGGCCACCAGCGGCTCAACGTCGCCATCGACCTGGGATATACCGAGGTTCCCTGCGCGGTGGTCGATGTGGATAAGACCCGTGAAAAGGCGCTGAACATCGCGCTCAACAAGATCACCGGCGAATGGGACGAACAGCTGTTGGCTGACCTTCTGACCGATCTGAAGGACGCAGACTATGACCTGGACTACACAGGCTTTGACGCGCCGGAGGTGGATGCGCTCTTTTCGAACATCTACGACAAAAAGGTCAAAGAAGATGACTTCGATGTGGACAAGGAGCTGAAGCAGCCCTGCTTCTCCCAGTCTGGAGACCTCTGGCTGCTGGGCCGGCATCGGGTCATCTGCGGTGACAGTACCGGCGAAGAGGTCTACACCCGGCTTATGGACGGCGAAAAGGCAAACCTCGTTCTGACTGATCCCCCGTACAACGTCGATGTCGAGGAGACGGCGGGCAAGATCATGAACGACAACATGGAGGACTCGGAATTCCACAAATTCCTTCTGTCGGCATACCGCTGTATGCACTCGAATCTTGCCGACGACGGCTCTATCTACGTCTGGCATGCTGATACCGAGGGCATCAACTTCCGGACGGCGTTCAAGGAAGCGGGCTTCTACCTGTCCGGCTGCTGTATCTGGGTGAAGAACGCCCTGGTGCTGGGACGCTCCCCGTATCAGTGGCGGCATGAGCCCTGCCTGTTTGGATGGAAGCAGAAGGGCAAGCACCAGTGGTACGGCGACCGTAA